GCAGTCTTTTAGGCGTGGTTCTTTTTCCTCTGAAACAAATACAACGCTGTACTTTGTGCCAAGAATATTTACCGTCATATTTTCTGCACCGTCGGCCCCGTCATAGAGCGTGTCCTTTCCAGCCTGGGCGTAAGCCCCGCCTGTTCGCAAAACCGCTTGTATTCCGCGCCCAATGCTGCCGACTTCTTCCGGGCTTGCGCGGCTCCCAACTTATCCCCAGCGGCTATCATGGCATCCCGCTCGTCCTTGGCATAGCGGATCGCCGTCTCCATCTGCCGCTGCTTCTGGCTGGCCTCGTAGCGGCTCATTTTTTGCCCCTTATACTCGATTCTCTCAGCGGAACGTTTGTTGATGTCCGCCAATTCCTTACGGCTGTAAACCGGCTTAGATACGCCTAAAATAATCGGCGTAATAAAGTGCTGACAGTTCAGTGTGCCAATGGGCCGTTCCAACCGTCGGTTCAGCCGTTCAAATTCCTCTTTGCTGTACTGCTTGCCCTGGATGTCCCGGTGGTCTGGAGCGCATAGTCCGTGGGCGGAAATCTCCACGCCGTCGGCACCGAATTCGCGGCCCGTTTCTTCCATCATCTGGCTGTTGAGCCGCCGTACACCCTCCAGGATATTCATGCGGGCGGAGGAATCCAGGCGGCGGGAATATCCACTTTCCCAAGTCACTCGGCGCAGGCCGCTTTGCGCCATCTCACGGACTGTAGAACGCATGGCGCTCTGATAATCTACAACGCCGGTCTGTACATAGGTAATTGCCCGGTCAATGGTAGAAATGTAATATTCCCGCAGCGGGATGGTTTGTTTTCCTCGCTTGAAACCAACCATATAGGTGTTTGAAATATTTGCCGTTCCGTCCAGAGCCTGCCGTTTGACTGCATCAACAAAAGATGCCAGTGCGGAACTTGATGTGTATCTTTGCAGCAGGTCCATATTGCGCGCCTTATAAAACGTGTTTGCAAAATCTACATTCTCTTTTGCCACCTCTTCAAAAAGCCGTTCTATCTCCTGTTGATTTGTGCCCATGATGCGGGCCACTTCTTTTTCTATGGCCTTGATATCCGCTCCGGCGTACTCAATAGCTGTTTTTAACCGGTAGGCATCCGC